TCAATGTACGAAATAAACAAAGAACCTGCAGATAAAGTTAAATCTTTTTCTTTTCAAACTTTAAACATTTTTAGAACAGGTCACGACATCCATGAAAAATGGCAAGGATGGTTAGAACGTTCTGGATTGATGAAACAATCAGAGTTAGCCATTTTTAATGAAGAATGCCACATTAAAGGAAACGCAGACGGTTTAATTCAAGATTCACAGGGAGAGGCAATACTAGAAATTAAAAGTGTAGGTGTTGGAACTATTCGTATGGAGAACTTAGATTTATACAAAGAGTATGACTCTGGAAGTATAACTATGGACGAGTTGTGGAAAAGGGTAAGGCAACCTTTTAGCACACATCTTCGCCAAATTAATTTGTACATGTACGCAACAGGTGTTCATCAAGGTATTATGTTATACGAATGGAAACCAACTCAATCAATTAAAGAGTTTGATGTAACTTATCAACCAGCATTGATTCAACACATTCTTGCGGCTGCTCAAGTTGTAAAACAACACCTAGATCAAGGTACTATAATTGACCGTCCTGCTTGGGCAACAGAAGACCATAAAACTTGTAAACAATGTCCGTACAAAACAACATGTTGGAGGAATAATGCTGATAGACGACAGACTGGCGAACAGTCAAGCAATGAAGAACTTTCTGGAGAAGTTTTCTCTTCCAGACAGACCGACAGGAAACTTACCAGAGATACCAAAGCATCTTGACGATTTGTCAGATGCAGACTTAATGGAGCATTATTCTGAGTTTATGGCGTGGATGACATACTCTAAAACAGAATTAGTTACTGCTGAGATTACGGAAGAACGTTGTGCCAACGATGTTAAGTTAATAGAAGCAAGGACTTTAATTTTACAATGGAGTGGGGACAAAAATGACACCGTTACCTTGGCTAAGGCTCGTCGTGACACTGACGAGAACGTTGTAAGTTTGTAGGAGTTACACCTTAATTCAAGAGCGTATAGAAAATTAGTAGAATCTGTTTTTGAACGTTGTGAACGTGGTGCTCAGATATTGTCACGAGAATTAAGTCGTCGCATTAGCGTTGCACCCCAAGAAAGACGTTTGGCTAGGTATCAACCGTGAAAACAATTAATGTTATTTGTGCAAATTGTAAAGAAACTTTCTTTCATAATCCGCGACAAATAATTGGTTGTGGGTGCGACCCAGACTCTCCAACGTGGTGTTATATTGAACGAGATGGAACTGTAAAAGGTTTTAGTCAATCAAAATGGGTTGCAAAATTTGAGATGGAACAAAGTACTTTAAATGGGTAATAAACACAAAGCCAAAGGAACAGCCTTTGAAACGTTGATTAAAGATTATTTAATATCTAAAAACTTTACAGAAGCACGTAGAGCAGTTTTAGCAGGCGAAAACGACACGGGTGACATACACGGAATACAACAAGAAACGACACTTCGTAATGCCTGTTTACAATGTAAGAATCAAAAGAAATGGGATATAAGCGGTTGGTTAGATGCTACCGTTGAACAAGCACGACGTTTAAAAAATGCTCTTCCAGTTTTAGTTGTAAAACGTTCTGGAAAAGGGGCAAAGGCAGTTGGCGATTCATATGTCGTGATGAGGTTGGATGACTTTGTAGAACTACTACAAGAGGCTAAATACAAGTAACCTAGTTAAGTAACAATTTGATTAACTAGGAGTATTATGACTCAAGAATTAAACGCAAACATTGACGACTTTTTAAAAGTATCTGGAAGTAGTAGCCCACAAAGTGTTGGTTCTATTATTGCTCGTGCTGTCAATTCAGGTCAGTACCCTAAGATTCGCGCTATTGGTGCTGGCGCAGTAAACCAAGCAGTAAAAGCATGCGCCATCGCACGTGGCTTTGTTGCCCCACGAGGCATTGACCTCGTATACATCATTGGATTTGATGATATTATTGGAGAGAACGGGGAAAACATATCAGCAATATCGTTTAAACCAGTAGTGAGGTAATTATGGGTTTGTTTAAACGAAAACGACAAGTTTATGGTGGTTACAAAAAACAATATCCCATAAGCAAATTACAACCCATGGATATATTAAAACCTGTTGAATATGTTGATGCTTTTACATGGATTATTCATGGAAATAAAAAAAATCCTAATATGCGTTTAATAGGTAGTGATTTAATAGGTAGTGAAATACCACCTACCAAACGCCAAAGTGACATTGTTAAGCGTCAAAATGAAAGTGTAAAATTAATAAAAACTAAACCAGAATTATTTGATTGGGAGAAAGAAATATAATGGCTACTGACCACCGAGGAACCCCAACGGGAAGTAACAACGCAGCAAAAACAAATGCAGAACGTGCAGGATTTAGTACTACTAGACCTACAACAGGTGAGTATGGTTCTGGTTCTGCTAAAACCATAGGTGGTCAATCAATACCACGTACAGATGTTTATGCGTCAGGAAACCAACCAGGAGGTCGCGATGGCGCTGGTGGTGGAAGTGTTTATGCCTATTCTGCTAAAACACGTAATTCTGCACCAGTAACAGGTGACGAATATCGTTCTAGTATTAAATCTGGACAATCTCCAGACACTGCAAGAGGTAGTAAAGCGGCGTATAAAGTTGCTAATGATTCAATGAAACCATACGGAACAACTATGAACACCGTTAAATCAAATTATAGGCAATCTCGTAAGTCTGGGCTTAGTCCTGATGCTTCACGTACGCAAGCGTTAAATAGTGATGGTGTAGTTCGTCAAAAAACATTATCTCAAGACTACAGCGGGGAGAACGTGCTGTAATTATGTCTGAAGGTCGTCGCAAACCAGGGTCTCGTAACAAGACTCGTTATTACCGAAAGAAGGGACAAGTGCGTCCCGTTTCACCATTTGGTGGAGCCGCTGGTGGTTTTTTAAGTGGACCTACTTCAAACGGAATGCAATAATGCCAGCAAATACTTTTACATCTTGGAGTAATCCTTCTGAACCACCAGGGTTAGGCACTTCAGTTCAGTTTGGAAACGCACCTGTATTCCGAAATAATAAAGACAAGATGCTTTCGGGTTACAGAGGGACACCAGATGCACAGTATCCAGACGGATACCTTGGCACAATGTCTTCTAACCGACGACAAGATAAAGTTTTAGGAACATTGAGCAGGATGAATGCTCGTCAATACTCACGTGGAGTTCATAAAGGCGAAAGAATTAACGCAGGAGATTACTTGTGGCCCGATGAGTTTAATAAGTGGACTGCATTACAACTTCAAGAAAAAGGTCTTAAGTTTGCACCACCAGGAGCAGACCCAGTTCGTTTGATGCGCGATGGTAACTACGCTCCACGTGGCATTCCTCGTGACCAAGAAAAACCAGAAAATCGTACTAATCCAGAACGTCGTGCAAAACTAAAAGGTCTTGCACCAGCGTGGAAATAACGATTAACGGTAAATATGGAAGCCAAAATTTATAACCTTGACGAATACCGAGCAAGGAAAACTGCAAGAATTAAAAAAGAAAAAGGAAAAGACACATCTAATCACCCTGTTCGTAAGGTAACTCGCAAAGATGCTATTAAACGTCATTACGAAGTTTCCGACGATGCATCTCCATACGGCATTAAAAGACCAGTTATTTCTGATGAAGAACAGGAGTAGTTGATGCCTGCAGCACCACCACCAGAAAGACGCGACCTTGGACGACTAAGTGCTGCTCAACGTCAACGTAATACTCCAAGAAGAGGTTCTGATTTTCTAAAGAATATTGATGACGCCTTAAAAGAAAACGCAGACAGTGATTTCTTGCTAGAAACTCAAAAAGCAAAAACTAATGCGGGATTAGAAAGAATATTTCCAGGTGTTGAAGAAGACGAAAAAACCCTTTCTGGAATGTACGAACCAGCCCTTCACAACTATCCTCTTGGTGAAAATGTCTATAGACCTGTACGACCTGATTATAACCAAGTATCTGAGTTTCTTTCCCACGAATTAACATACGACCAACAACTTAAAATGTTTCCAAAATCACAATTCCATTATGACGAAGGAACTGGAACTAGAGATTCAAATATTCCGCGAAACAGAGAACAACAACAAAAACGACTTAGTGACGAAGATTCAGATACGCCAGACTTTGGTACGGAAAGAACTGAGCGAGATTACGCAGGTTTTTATACCGCAGACCCACCTTCCCATCCTATAGGTTCAGAAGAATATTGGAATGATATTGACGAGATGACCTCGCATCACAGAGCCAACGCTTCTGTCCACCAATACTTAAGACATGCCACTCCCAGAACTTCAATTAACACTTCAGGAACTGGAAGTAGAGCCATTAGAAGGGGTAGAAACCCTGAAGCAGGTCCAGTTAGAGACACACGAACTGCTGCACAATTAATGGCTCAAGGAAACCCAGCACGCGCTGGTGGTAATTCAGGAGGAAGACACAGTTTTAGAGGAAGAGCAGAACCTACAACAGGTGGTGGAAGGTTGCCAAGGCAATTAAACCCATCACTTCGTAACATTGAAACTGATTTTACTGTTTACTCATACGGCACACCAATTGCTTGGAGGTCAACTGAAGGTCATTGGGAAGTTCCAAACATTAATTATTCTAGAACTACTCAAAGACACCAAAGTGCCCTTAGAAGAGCATTGAGTAACTCATACCATTCTCCTATTGCAGAAGCAGGTTATAGAATTTCTGATTTACGACAAACACATCGTGAACAAGGGATAAACCTTCCTTCAAAAAACTATGAACTTAATGTAGGTTTTGAAACCTTTCACCCTGGACCACCGTCAGAGGGTATGATTGACAGAATTGTACAAGACCATGTTCAACGAGTTATAAACCCAGCCATTGAACGACGTCGCAACAGTCCTAGTTTTCAAAGACAGCAAAATCAAAGACAAAATCAACCTCAACTACCTTTAGAAGGCGGTATTGCATAATATGGCATCTAAACCTTGGGCTTCCAGACAAGAAATGTTGGTTGACATTGCTCTGGAGTCAGCCATCTCAGACCCAGAAACTATTCGCCAGATTAGACCAGTAGTTCCCCAACAGTTAATGCCAGAGCGTAACGGGTTTGCAAAACGCGAATCAGGTATAATGGATGTGTTATCGCTAGAACGTCACAATCCGACTTATCGTTCCTGGGTTTCAGGAGCGCCAGTTATGTTTCGTAATGGTTTTGTTGATGACAGTTTTGAAGGTTCTAGTCGTTATTCAATGCAAAGTCTGTGGGTATAAATGCCAATTAATCCATTTCAAACAACCGCCGAAATGTCGTGGGGTGGTTATAGCACTCAGAAACAAAACGCAGGAGTAGTTGGTGGTCGTCTTGGTGGAGGAATTGAAAAAGGTTATGCAAGCCGTGCCAACATGCAGGCACCAACCGAAAACACTTTAAAACCTACACCTAAAGCAGGAGGCAATATGCCACAAGGTAATGCAAATATCAAACGTCCAGATTATGGAAGTCAACAACAACCTCAAAGGAATGGTCGTTTGGCGTCTTTTGGTGGAATGGGTGCAGGCGCAACCAAAGGCGGAGGCAGTGGAATGACTGCTGGTGGAAACATGACTTTTGATTTAAGGCAAGACTTCAGCACTGGTAAAACTGATTTTCGTGGTGCTGATTTGTCTGGTGCTCGCGGTCTTGCTTTGGGACATAATGCTAAAATTTCAGACAGTAACTCAGGTGATATTGACCAATCACAAACTTATTCCCCAAGTACTACTGCTAAGGCTGGCTCATCACGTGGTGGTGCAGGAGCAGCAGGTAAAGGTGGCGCAGGAGGAAGAAAGGCTGGCGAAGGTTCTGGAGCAGCAGGTGCAGGAGCAGCAGGTCGCGGAGGAGCAGGCGGTAATGCTGCCCGTGGCGGCGATACAGGAAGCATGAATACTAACATGAGTGGTCAAAAAATGGGTAGCCCAACTTTAAACATTGGTAGAAACCGAATTGACAGCGACAATGTTAGTCGCAGAACTAAAACCACTAGTACAGATGTTCGTGCGTCTGGTTCAGCCACAGCAAGCGCCGACTCTAAAGACGCTCGTAAAGTTACTCCAGCAAAATCTAAAGATGTAAAAAAACCTGTTACAGAGGCTGCTGTAACTTCCCCTGCAACTAAAGAAGAACCAAAAGCAGAGGCGATAGGAAAAGAAACAGTTAAAGAAAAAGCAAAGAAGGCAGTGGCAAAGAGCGCTACAAAGGTTGCAAAAAAAGCAACTTCTTCAGCAACTAAAGATAAAAAAATTAGAGCAGTAAAAACTGCTTCCAAAACTAAAGAAGAAGAGGAAGAATAATGGCTACTGACCATCGCGGAAATCCAATTAACGAAAACAATCTTGCTAAAACCAATGAAGAGCGTTTTATTGCAATGGGTGACAGCACAACAGGCATGACTGACGCACAGTTGATGGATGCAGAAATGCAATATCTTGCCGATTTAGACATGTCACCAGAAGAAGAAGAAATAGCCGAAAGAAAATCGCAATCATATATGAGAGAAATGGAAAAGTACTATAGACCCGTATCAGATAGAACTTACGGCAAAGACGAAATGATTGAAAACGATATAGACGATGACAAGGGAGAACCCAACTATTAATATATACTTAAGTAACAAGTAATTACAGGAGAAACTATGGCAGTAAACGAATCACGTTCTTGCAACCGAGACTTAGTTCTTGGCGCTACAGACGGTAAATTTAAAAACCTTACACCAGACCGTGGTGGAGAATTAGACCCAACCTCTTCAGCAGTAAGGGCACATGAACTTCAACTTCAGTACAACGTAGTTGACCGTTCTGAAATTGCTGATATGCCAGCAGCCCAATGGGGTTACCGTTTTAAAACTGGAGGCGGAAGTTATGGCTAAAGGAACTTCTGAAGAATATAATCCAAAGCGACGTCCTCGTAAACCAACCGACCCAATCCCACCAGATGAACTTATGGATGAGTTAAAAAGGTTATTTCCAGGTGCAGTAGAAGTAGATGAAAACGGAAACCCCATTAACTGAAAGTGACAACATGGATTATGACTAAGAAAAAAGAAAATAAAGTTTGGGATAAAAATAATCTTAAAAAGAAAAAGAAGTAGTGGCTAAATCACCTGCATGGCAACGCAAAGAGGGTAAAAACCCTGAAGGTGGTTTGAATGCTAAAGGTCGTGCTTCTGCTAAAAAAGAAGGTCATAACCTTAAACCACCTGTATCTGCTAAACCGGCAAAGAAATCACCTAAAGCGGCTGCTCGTCGCAAATCATTCTGTGCACGTATGGGTGGCATGGAAGGTCCTATGAAGAAACCAAACGGTGAGCCAACACGTAAAGCATTAGCATTACGTAAATGGGATTGTTAATAAGTTTTACAGTATACTAATAATATGGCTAGGAATGATGACACTTCTAAGGACATTAGGAGACAACCACAAAGACCTCGTGTTGGTGGAGTGTACGAATGGAATCCTACTGGGTTAGACGCTTTTGTTTCTAAAATAAAACGCGATAAAGGCGCACTAGTTCGTGTAGCAAAGGGAAGTCAAGCAGGGGTTAAAGGTAGGTTGCCTCATCCGTTTACCTATTTAGAAGACCCAAACACTGGTGAGTTTTTGGGCATGGCTTTAGATGATAGTTTACAATTACGTAAGTACACCCAAGAGGAAATGCCAGAAGAATAGCGTATACTAACAACGTAACGTTTGGAGCACAATATGTCAGAAGTATTTAATCGTTTGTTAGTTTGTTGGCGCGTTGTCAATGGTAAAAAAACAGATGGAATCATTTATAAAATGAACCCGTATGACGGACCTGCCGAATACGACATGGAATTGCTTGACCTTTTGGAAAGACATAAGGCAAAAAATCCTGATTACGAAAGTTGGCGTGCTCTTATTTTCCGCACTGACCAAGAAACAGCGAGCAAAATGGACGCTGAAACTGCCCTTAAAAACGAACTAAAAAATCACGACATATATATTAAAGACTATCGTGACGAGTTAAAGGTAGACGCCATACGTTGCTTTAATAGGCACAATAGACCAACCAAGGGTTGTCCTGATTGGTGTGACGAATCTAAAACAATTGGTCGCAAAACTGGAGTACCTGTTAACAAGCGTCAGTATTTGTGCATGTATTGTCCAGCAGCCGAATACCCAACATACAAGGAACGGTTAAAACTAGGACTTTACAAATAAATGATTATTGTAACGTTTGACGTTATTGCAAACAGAGCCAAAGAGATTGGTTCAAGTCAGCCAAACAATCACGGAAGAAGACTGTGGGCAATGATGTTTGGAACATATAACGGACGCATTTGTCTGCTTGCTGATGGTGTAGAAAAACACCAACAAGAATTGGTTATGGCATGGTTAAAAAAAGAAAACTTTAAACCAGGTTCCATTGATTTTCATTGCGAAATTGGTCCTGACAATCGTCTTGAAAGAGTTCGCGCTATACATGCGGCACATAGTAAAATTGATTGGTACTTAGACACAGACCCTGTTACCGTATCTAAAGTAATTGCGGAAGGTATACCAACAATACTAGTTACAATTCCATATATAGTTCGCCCTGAATGGGAAGAAAATCGTAAAATAGTAGGGTGGAGTGAGTTGACAGATAAGATTGAAGCACAAGCACTTAAAAAAGCAGAAAGGGAGTTTAAAGAGTAATGACAAAGAACTTAAGAGATGAGATATCAACAAACTTTGAAGAAATGGGAGAAAACGTTCTATTGATGGACGGTTTTGAAGAAGCGTTTATTGGGTATTCTCAAAGAATTAACGAACCAGTGTTGGCTGTTTATTCTTGGGAAAAGATGTTAGAAGTTTGCATGGTACGAGATGGTATGTCAGATGTAGAGGCAATGGACTACATTGATTATAATTGTCTTGGCGCATGGGTTGGAGAACAAACCCCAATAATTGTAATGCCATTGTGAAAATATACTTTGGTGGAGCAGAGAAGGGCATGTATGCGTCAATGCTGCTGTCTGCCAAAGTATCACGATTAGGTATAAATTTAACCCACTTGTCTATTCCAAAAAAGAAAGTGTTAAACCTTTCAGAGAAGTTTAATGGTTCTGAATTGTTAGTTTATACGTCTGAAGGGGACGAAGACATAAGTCGCTACGACTTGTTTTTGCGAACCTATGCTGATGACCTAACAGTGGTAATTGGTAGACCAGATTATGATGGAGCATGGCTTAACGAAAAATACGTGCCTATCTGGAATGATGGAGACGATTTAGAACGTCTTAATTGGATTTGCCAAAGACACGGACGAGTTGCCATTAGTGACAAAGCATTGGCTAAACATCCACACAATAGGATTAATGCTATTGCTATTAGATGGAACGCAACAATGGTTGGCATTACATCTAAACCCGAACACATTGAAAATGTTAGTTGGGATTCCGTATTAGTAAATTCTTGGACTAGCGCTATACGTTATGGGGAAACACAGGTTTGGACTGGACATAGTTTACGTCGTTACCCCGCACAACAAAAAGACAGCGCTCGTAAACGACATAGAAATGACATTGAACGGTTACAAGTGTCTTACGAACAAGTTATGGCTGACGAAGTAGATGCAGTTGGAACACTTGCTATACGTTCTTGGAAGAGTTACGAAGAGCGTGTTTTTGGGGGCTATGACCCTTCTGCAACACCACAAATCAAGAGTGACGACGGGTCTGAAAACAGTGACATAATTATTGCCTCACACCAAACACGTACCCCCTCAAATGTGGAAAACATAGGTACAAGTATTGCTATCCCACCTCCAGAAAAGCGGCACGAAAGCGAACGGATATTGTTACCTGTAATGGGTGTAGAAACAATAACCACTATGGGGTCTCAAACCATTGATTCTACTGGAGAATCTATTGAAATTGCCCCACAACAAACCGACATAATTAAGTATTCTGGAGCACTTTTAAGACAGTGTGATAATTGTTATCTCGCCTCAAAATGTCCTGCATTTAAGGAACATACAGAATGTGCATTTAAGTTACCGATTGAGATTCGCACCAAAGACCAACTTCAAGCAGCCTTAAGAGCAATGTTGGAGATGCAAGTAAGTCGCGTTATGTTTGCCCGATTTGCAGAAGAGTTAGAAGGTCAAGGTTTAGACAGTTCACTTTCATCCGAAATGGATAGGGTGTTTGAAATGGTTGAAAAGTTTAAAGAAATAAACGACACCCGTGACATGCTTAAATTCCATGTTGAGGCTCGTGGGTCAAGTGGTGTTTTATCTAGACTGTTTGGTCAAAAAGCGGCAGATGCTGCAAACCCATTACCATATGGAGGATTAGGACCAGCAGAAACAGATTCATTTTACGATGACATCATAGATTCAGAACAAAACTAAAAAATGGAGTTATAAAATGTACGACCAAAAACTAATAACTGACGTAGGCATTGATATGGATGGAGTTGTATACCCTTTTATCAGCGCGTTTAAAAAATACTGCATTGACGTATTAAAAGAAACTGCTTTTCCAGAACCTAAAAAATGGGAGTTTTATGAGGATTGGGGAATTAGTAAACAAACGTTTGAAACAATGATGCAAACTGCGCCAATATCACACCGTTTGTTTGCTTCTGAATCTCCAATGGAAAACGTAACATTGGCTTGGAAACTATTGCGTGAATTGGACGTAAAAATACACGTAATTACAGCAAGACCCAATACAGCATGGTCTCAAACTGCGGATTGGTTACACGACCACGAACTTGTTCCAGACCATCTTCACTTTACCCATGACAAAACTGTTTTGGCGTACACGTCTAAAGGTCATTCGGCATCCATTGACGACAACTACACGTACCAACAAGAAATGCAAAAAGTTGGAATATTGTCAGTATTACACGACCATCCTTGGAATAGACAATATAATGTGCCTTTTCGCGTTAATTCACTGCTAGACTTTGCTAGGCTCGTTAAAGATGTAAACAACAGGGAGATACCGTGGCAGAATACGAACGTGAACAGGTACTACGCGAAGCAATGACATTAATTGTAGGAGACCGTAATGTAGATTACGGAGACCCTTACGAAGATTTTAGCCTTACTGCCAGCCTATGGCAAAGTTACATAACACGTATTACTGAACGACGTGATGGCATACTCATTGAACCCCATGATGTTGCCATTCTAATGGCGTTAGTTAAAATAAGTCGTTTGTCATGGACTCCAAGCAAGAAAGACCATTGGGTAGACATTGCTGGATATATTGGCTGTGGGTGGGATTGCATTACAAGAGATTATCCTTCAACAACGAGGTCTGCCGATGAACGATTACCTACATAGTTTTGACAAGTTCCCATCATCTGTTCCAAAGCATGTACTTGCTCCTGAAGTAAGACGTTTGGACAACGCTTTAAATGTATTGCCCATTTTGCTACAAAGACCAGAATTTAATTTAGAAGCAATATCTGAACTTTCTGATTTGTCTTTAACTGAACTTCGTTTTGGTAATTGGGAAAGTTTATACAAATACGTGCGTGACCTTGAAAAACAGTTATTAAACGCAAAAAACAAATTAGTAACTCAAGATGAAAAAATGAGAGATTTAGTAATCTTTGTTGAAAAAACCTCACAAAACATAGTTCAATTGTATAGAGAGTTTTCTAATAGAAACTCTGACGAGTAATACATGGAATGGCGTGAATACGCTCGTTGTAAAGGGAAACTTGTAGACATTTGGTATCCGCCATTAGATGCGGAAAATCAAGAACAATATCACGCAGTTGCTCGTGAAGTTTGTAACATTTGTCCTGTGTGGAAAGAGTGCCTCATAGATGGTATTGGTGAAAATTGGGGTATGTGGGGCGGATTAACTACATTAGAAAGAAGTGTATTTAAAAGTAAACCAAAAAAAACTGCATTGAGACCGCACGGCACACCAACAAGGTATAGACAAGGTTGTCGTTGTGAAGAATGCATTACTGTTCATACAAACGTTATAAAACAGAGTAAAAATATTGATGTTGTACCTAATATTGGGGACAAAGACTTTGATTTATTTACTATTTTGTACCAACTCCTTCAGTAATTACTGCTATGCTTTAATGTAAGCCGTAACCCAAGATGCTCGTCATCGGAAAGTTACGGCTTTTTTTATCCATGGACAAAGGAGAAATTTATTATAACTAAGTTGATATTTTTATGTACAATGTTAATTGCATCAATTACAACACCTAATTATGAACAAGAACCAATAAATAATGAAGTTACAGTAATTTATGAAGAAGACTTAAAAACACAAGAATATGCATATGAACACCTGTTAGAAGAATTAAAAACTACGACCACAACAATATTGGTTAAAAAAACCAGTTATAAGAATGAAGAAAACAGTTGCCCACAGTTTGAGGAACTGTTTAAAGAGTACGGATTGACACCCGTAAAGACCTTTTCGTATATTGCTTGGCGAGAGTCCAGGTGCCGACCTAAAGCAGTAAACGCTACATGGGATAAGAATGGCAACGTAACATGGACATTGAATAAAAACGGTTCAATTGACCGTGGTTTGTTGCAAATTAACTCTTCGTGGAAAACCGTGACTTCTAAAGTCTGTAAGTCAGACTTCAACGATATGGACGTTTTATTCACCTTAGATTGCAACTTAAGGGTTGCCAAATACCTTCTTGACGATGGTGGATTAGGTCATTGGGGCATGTAACATTGTAGTCAAGTTAACAAAACAAACAGGAGAATAAGATGACTAACCAATTGATAGACGTAAACAACCTTTGTGGTACAGCAGAGGCAGCAGTTGTTCTTGGAGTGCTAAAACAACGTATTCACACGTTGCGAAAACGACCAGACTTTCCAATGCCAGTCATTGTTTTGTCAGCCACACCAATTTGGGACAAACAAGCATTGTTAGACTTTAAGGCTGCTTGGAAAAAACCGACCACCCAAGAAGTAGTTATTACAGAATAATGAGGATTGGGATTGTTTCGGCAGACCGAATAAATCCTTCAATATCACCTGATGGTAAAGAGCATTGGGGAGGTGCTGGTTGGGTTCGTCTTGGTCAATACTTGCCATATTTTGGTAACGATGTAATTGTCGGAACTTTAGTATGGCATAAAACAGAGTTAAAAATCATGGACACTTTAAAACAAATGCATGACGTAGACATTGTTATTATGCAACGTTTAATGCACGAAGGCTTAACTGAACACGTTAAATTGGCTAGGCAGGCTGGACAGGTAGTCATCAATGATGTGGACGATTGGTACTGGGGACTTGACCCATCTAATGGTGCGTACCATGCATCTCACCCAAAACACAACAAAAAAGAAAACACTAATTTTTATAGGTCAGTCATTGGCGCAAGTTCGTTGGTCACTACGTCTACACCTTTTTTGTATGAGAAAATAAAAACGTGGAATAAAAATGTTATGTTGTTGCCAAATACGGTAGACACTAAAACATTTATAAAGCACGACCACACAATAAACAGTGATGTAGTTATAGGTTGGTCAGGGTCTACTGCCCACAGAAGTAAGGATTTACAAGTTCTCAATGGTGTCTTGAACTCTGTTAATGATACGACCACACAAATATCGTATTTACATGCTGGACACTACAAAGACTCCCCACATTTTGCAGATGAGATAGGTCTGCCAAAAGAAAAAGTAAAAACTTTACCTATTTGCGACCCACAAGACTATCCGTCAATGTTGCAAATGGATATTGGGATTGCTCCATTAAGAGACTGTCCTTTTAATCACGCAAAATCTGAAATCAAACTATTGGAATACTCTGCCAGTGGTATCCCGTGGGTTGCGTCGGCGTTGCCTTCGTATACATCATTAGTTAAAGAGTTTAGTATGGGGCGCACTGCCAAACGTCCCCATGACTGGATACGAAACCTAAGACAACTTGTTGCTTCGCGCACGTTGAGGCAAGAGGAGGGAGAACGTTTGTACGAGTTAATCAAAAAACGTGATGTGTCCGTTGGTGGCGCGAAGTGGCAAGAGGTTCTCTCCCAGTTCTCTACGTAATAATTTATTTGCAGGACTTGACAATCCTACATGGTCATTTGCTATGCTGGGATTAGGACACACGAAAGGAGCACCATGTCTAATCTTGCGATACTTACAAAACAACAAGTTCAAATTAGACAAGCACTTATTATTCGTAGTCTGCCTTTGGGTCTGCACGAGGCAGACGTGGACGATTGGATTAAAACTAATTCTTTAGACGAATTGACCTATGAGACTGCCAACGACTTGTTGGATTACTTAGGTGTATTGCCAGTGACTCGCCCCTCCTCGCAGGCGCACTTGCCATTAAAGGCTAGTCGTATTCTTGTAAATAAACGTAAGGACGACTGCGTTCTTTGTGGCGAGTCAGTGTTGGCAGGTTTGGGATTATACGTGTTTCATGACAGCGTGTGGCACACGTACCACAACAGCCAAGATTGCACTGCTGTCACTGAGTTGCCTGAATTGAAATGGGACAGTGTGTCTTTGATGACCGATTTAGAAATGTTTATCTTTGAGTTAGAGCGCATGCCTAGTATTGTTTCAATGTCACCTGAGTTATTGGAGTTGTCACAAGCACACGACGCAACTCTGTCTTTTGATTTAGAACTTCCGTTACTTCCGTTTCAACGCGCTGGAGTGAAGTACGCGCTGGAGACACGTCGCGTTTTGCTCGCAGACAGCATGGGGTTGGGTAAAACTTGTCAAGGCATTGCCCTTGCAGTTGATACCAAACTTCGTAACGGTAAAACTCTTGTTGTTGTGCCTCCACATTTGCGCCTTCAGTGGATTAAAGAGTGTCGCCGTTTTGCGCCAAAGTTAATGGTTGCAACTGTAACTGGACGCAAGCCATACGCATTACCAAAACATGACGTACTGGTCGTTGGTGACAGCGTAATTAACTCTTGGGCAACTAAGTTAGAGGGAAAGTTTGACACTTTAATCGTAGACGAAGCGCACAGCATTAAAAACGAAAAGGCTGGGCGCACCAAAGGAGTTAGTTACATTGCCAATAGTATTCCGTCTGACGGTATTATTGCCTTAATGTCGGGCACTATGACGCCTAATCGTCCAAGTGAATTGCTTAGTCCACTTAAAGTTATTGGACGCTTGAACAACATTTTTGGTTCTCGTAAAGAGTTTTTGGTCAAGTATTGTGATTACCAAATCTTGCCTAGTGGTTTTCCAAATCGTAATGGCGCGAGCAACACAACAGAACTCAACACCCTCTTGCGTGGAACTTGCATGGTTCGTCGTCGCAAAGAGGACGTACTCAAAGACTTGCCATTGAAGCGTCGCGCACAGATTGACGTAGAACTTCAAGAAGCAGAAATGTCCGTGTATCGCACTGCCGAACGCGACTTCTTGAAGTGGGTTTTGGAAACCTACGGTAAAGACGCACACGAACGCGCTGGCAAAGCAGAGGTAATTACGCGCATGAACAAGTTACGCGAAATCTTGGGTATCGCAAAGGTACGCACCGTTGTTGAACATATTAATTCTTTGTTGAGCGAGGGAGAGCAAGTAGTGGTGTTTGGATACCACCGTAAAGTTTTGAACGCCTTGAGAGATAAGTTGCAAGAGCATGGTGTCGTAATGGTTGCTGGTGGCTCTACGCCCGAAGCCAAACAACGTTACGTAGAAATGTTTAACAATAAACAAGCAAAGGTTTTTATTGGACAGTACGAAAGTGCAGGTAGTGGCTTGAACTTAACCTCAGCCTCACACGTGGTACTCGCAGAAATGCCATACAGTCCCTCAACTGGACAACAGGCAGAGGATAGGTGTCACAGAATTGGTCAAGTCAATCCAGTTGTCGCGTGGTGGATTACTGCTGTAGACACTGATAACCATACTATTGACATGAGGTTATGGGATTTGCTCAACATGAAAGCAGAAGTTACGTCAGCAATTATGGACGGTTGGGCAGAAAACCTTAATGCAGACGCAGGTACAATCACAGCACAATTATTAAAGGACATGTTAAATGACTACAAATAAATACTCAGTAAACTTATTGTTATCAACAATGTATTATCACGAAGTAGAGGCGAACACGCTGTACGAGGCTTACAAAATTGTAGATAAGCATGTTCTCTCTATTGACAACTCACAATTAAACTTGTTTTATGAAACTCCTCCTTGCGACGACATTGATGTTAAGTATGATAGAAAACCAATCGGCGCACATTGTTTAGTTCAGTTTGACCACGATACTAAACCGTCATCTGAGTACGTTTCGTTTGGATATTACGAAGGCATGACTGACACAGATAAATATGGTGTGTTTGCGTATGACACATGGCAGTTTTTAGACGGAGAACACGAATTAGTTAAGTATTGTATTGAAACTTACCATGACGCGACATTTATTATTTTATCGTATTCCCTTAAATACATTGACGAGGCTACAGAACGTGCCCTTGACAAAACTACAACCTAATTGTTAAACTAAGAATAACAACCAAAATAAAAGGAGAATAACATGAGTAAAGAAACTTACGAATGGTTAAATAAGTATTGTCTTATTGGCTATACAGGACAGCGTGGTAATGCGTGGCATTATCGCAAGGACGAGCAAAGTGGTGAGCCAAATCACTACGAAAAGGCAATTCCAGTGGACGACGTAATTCGTCGTTTGTTCTCATGGGAAGCACAAGAAGCCCCAGTGTTTGTTAAATGGAACGACAACTATCGTTTGGAAACTGACCGTAAAGCCATTGTGCGTTCCGATAGTGGAGACGTACTCGGTATGTTTAAGGACAGTTACGCTATTCACCAATACAAGCAGTGGCTTATTGAGAGCGTGTCGCACTTGTTGGACGACGACTTGAACATTGGAAGCGCAGGCATCTTAAAAAATGGTGCTATTAGTTTCGTTAGTGTTGAAATGCCTGAGACTATCAAAATCCTTGACGGTTTCTCAGTGCGCCCTATGTTGCTCGCAACTACAAGTCACAACGGTTCAATTAGTACAACGTTCAAACAGGTAAGCACTCGCGTTGAGTGTGACAACTTGTTGGCTCGTGCATTGGGTGAAAAGACAGAGGAGTTTCGCGCACGTCACAGCAAGAACAGCAACTTCCGTCTCCAAAGCGTACGTGACGCACTTGGTTTCGTACATCAAATGACAGATGACATTGTTGCTGAGGTGACGAAGTATGTCAATATCAAAGTGTCTGACCGTGAATGGCAAGCAATCGTTGAGAGGCTTATGCCAGTCAATGCTGACGTAAACGTCGCAAAGCAAGCAATCTCTCGCGTTGAGAACAAACAAGAGCGCATTAAAGACATGTATCGGAATGACCCTCGTGTTGCACCGTTTCAGGGAACAGCACTCGGAGTAATTCAAGCCTTCAACACCTATAACCAACATATTGTTGGCAAAGATGAAAACCGTGTTGAACGTAACATGATGAACGCCTTGACAGGCAAGGTCACGACACAAGACCGTTCAGTAATGGAAGCCATTGACAAGTTGGTTCTGTTGTGAATGTTACATCTGTTGCTTGGCAGGGGAAAGCAAATTGCGCTGGGAAACCAACCAATTTGTTTTTCCCAGTCATAGGTGTTGGTAAAAGATATTCTTACAAGAAAAACTACAGCAAAGCGCGTAGCGTTTGTTTGGACTGCACTGTCTCTGCAGAGTGCTACGACTTTGCCATTAATAATTCAGAGGAGTACGGAATGTGGGGAGGAGTAAACTTTACAGGTCGTAGTAAATACGGTAAACGTGCGCGTGATAAAAGATTGATTGATGACAGAAACAACTTTATTAAAGAACAAAAGGAGAAACAAAATGCGTAAAACACTTGACAATCAAGGTACACAATATACTAAACTGGAATTAGAGACACCATTGGAGGTAGTCATGACAACAAGTACATTAGAAAAAAGCAATGTAATTTTTACTGAGAAATACGTGGGTGATGGAAAGTATGTCAAAACGTACAATCGTTATCGCCTTATCTGCGCGTGGAAAAAAGAAACGCTTGTTCACAAGTTGAATGGGGCGTCACGACAAGGTTGGGTTCTCCAACACTGGTCAATTCATCATGTGTTTTTCCCCTCAGCAATGGTCGTCAGAACTTATTTGTGCGACACAGACGAAGCAGTATGAACAACTTAAAACTTTGGGATACTTTGGACTGGTTCAACACGTTGTTAATTCGTATGTCCATGACATACAACGAAAAAGAACGTTTGACGTTGTTTTCAGAGATTGGGAACATTACAGACCAGTACCCTGAGTTTCGTCCATATGCTCGCAAAGCAGGAGTACCACGCATTTTGCCTGACCATTATCCAAGCACATTAGAAAGCATTTATGAAAAATAAACTGTCTAAAAACAAAGACCGTTGGGTTGTATCGTGGATTAACATTTACGATACAACCGTAGAAACAGCCAACGAAGCAGTCAGAATTGCACTGGCAGACCTTGACGACGCATTGCGTAATGTTGGCGAGGGGGCAAACGTGTTTATTGTTGAGGACATCTCAACTGGCAGTGTGAGTCTTATCACCTCTGACATTGCATTGAGCGAGCCACAACAAATTAACAACATTATTAACGTAGACCAAAGCGTGACATATGCGCCAAGTGTAACAATCAACATTAAAGAGGGGAAAAAGAAATGATTACCCGTTATGTAATTCATCTTACGTGTACAAAACCTGACCCCGAAGGCAATCCACGTAGGATACAAATTGTGTATTTGTCGGCAGGTGGAAGCAATGTAGTTGCCGACAACAGACAACCAACTCACAAGATTACAACAGTAATGGAGGGAAACGCTTGCCCAGTTACACCTCCTAGCGACGCACATTCTTTTGTAGTCACTCCGACATCTTACAATGATTGGTTGGAGAAAGTAGAAAAACAACTTCCACGTTCTCAATGGGCTACAAAATAAGGTTAAGTGATTTACTACTCATAACAACAGAACAACACACGTTTTATCCTAAACAGTCCCTAACTGTATAAAACATACGTTGGTTTGAAAAGAAATGAAGTTTGTATAAGTTTTTAGGCAACATTTACAAACAATAATTTTGTTTTGTTATGGGTAGTAAGTTACTTGACAAGTAATAATAGTAATATCAACAAACAACTATAAGGAACATTTAGTGGATAACACAACACCAAAGATTACGAGACAAGAATTAAACACGCTCAAAGTGTGGGCAAACGGTTATGTAAAAGCATTGGCACAACACGACAAGATTTATCAAGGTTGCGACGAGTTTTACTCCTACAACAACTACTGGGATATCAACTTCCATGCTTGTTCTGAGGAAGGAGTTTTGTATGCAACTGCATATCCACAAGAAATGCGTGGAGACGGAAACATTGAAACTATCACCTCTAAGTATATTGAATTAAACCAATATAATTTTAATGGCAGTAGTAACGACGAAATTGAAATGCCTGTAATTGAAACAGAGTTGGTACATACACCACGATTGTATTGGTGGAGTGATTACTACACGTATCCAACACCATTAACTTTGTTTTTAGACATGGTTGGTTGGAATGACACTACATATAAAACTAAAAAAGCAATTCCAATGCCTGACTTTGGTTACATGGAACTTGATTTGATTGGACAAGCATTGGCAGAGTATTCATACAATCCTTCACAAGTAAATGAGTATTTAACTAAAACACTTCTTAAAAATCAACTTACAATTCCACTTGACAATCCTACATAGTCATTTGCTAACATACAGTTATGGACAACATCACTAAATTAAAAAACTCAATCGGTCAAATAGTAACCATTGATACTGAGTGGACATATCACGACGACGTTACTGTTACTAAAGTAGATAACGAGAATGTTTACATTGAGGGCTATGACTCAGCAGGCAACAGCACTGATTACATTTTGCCTCTCCGAGATATTCTGAGCGTAGACAATGATTAATGAAATGCCGATAGGGGCATGGGTAATCATGCAGTTTAACGACGAGGATTTTAGCAAAACAGTTTACGTGTCTTTTGGTGAGTACGACGAAGTAAACGAAGTAGATAGTTATGGAGTAGATGATAATTCTATTTTTTATTATTTTGAGAACGTCAAAGAGTTAGTTGAATGGGACTCGTTAAATAACGAGTTTGGAATTATTGAATATGAACTGGTATATGAAAATCAACACACTACAACAGGAGGAGAATAGTTATGGGTGCAGACCTTATTTTTTCACTTTGCGAAATGGTATTAACCAAAGAGCAAGCGTACACGAAAGCAGACGAATTAACTAAAGCAGACAACGTAACTGAAACTGCAACATTTTTAGCAGAGCAGTGTGGAATTGAACTTGAGGACAGTGACGTTAATGCTCATCTTAAAGAGTGTATTGACGAAGTGTACTCATCTGTTGGTAGACGAGACACTGGCTCTTTTCAATTAGACAAAGGCAAACGCACGTTTTTTATTACTGGAGGCATGAGTTGGGGAGACTCTCCAACTGACGCATATCAAAGTTTTATTGTGTGCGAGGTATTTGATTTAACTACCCCTTGACAATCCAACATACTTTATGATAGATTTACATTAAGACAACAAACAGGAGGATAACATAATGGGATTAGACCAATTTTTATACGCAGAGAAGTATTACTCCACGTATACTAACAATAAGGACAACTCGGAAACACTTAATAAACTTATTGAGGTTGCTGACGCAGTTGATTTTGTTGATGTAGACATGCCAACTGCGATTATTCGCGTAAAAGTGGCGCAATGGCGCAAAGCCAATCAAATCCATAAATGGTTTGTGGACATTTGTCAAAATGGAGAGGACGATTGCAGAGACTCTTATGTTGATTTGGAACGTCTCTACACACTTAAAGAGTTGTGTGAATTAGTTTTAGCAGAGCCTACACAGGCTATGGAGTTGTTACCAGTTTTTGAAGGTTTCTTTTTTGGAGGAAACGAATACGACGAATGGTACTTTGAACAATTAAAAGACACAATTAGCGTTATTGACAAAATTGGAAAAATGGGAGACGAGTGGTCATTTGTATACTCGTCGTCTTGGTGATTAGCATGCCTGACTATAACGTTCAATTTGTTGGCGTACATATGTGCATGACCACAACAGTTTCGTCTAAAGACAAGGAGAGCGCAGTTTCTGACGCAACAGAACTTATCCATGAGTATTACGGTTGGGATTTAACCGAAGCAGAAATGTTATACATTGGAACTGATGATTTGGAGAAAACACAATGACAACTTACAAAATTATGGTTACTGAAACTGATTATGTCGCTTACTATGTAGACGCTACAAACGAGACAGAAGCCAAAAGAATATGGGCAGACGTAAATGGGTATGAAAGCGACAAAAGAGTGGTAGAGGACAACGAGTGCGAAATCACAGGCATTGAGGAGGTAACACAATGACAACTATTTGCGACTCAGTTGAAATATGGGAGGATTGGTACAAACCAATTAACAATACTATTGCCGATAGTAATGGCGAGAGTATTATTTTTGAGACGTTCGGTGACGAATATGAGTTTGTAAAAAACGCACCTTTTAATAAAGTGTGGACATGGGTAGACGGTGAGGGTGGAACATACATACTTGCTGGTTGGCATTTTGTTAATCGCATTGGCTATTTTGTGACCGAAGTGGAGTGGACTGACGCCCACATTGAAATCCCATACGAGAAGTTTGAACAATGATGACTGAACAAGAGTATCTTGATTTGAAAATTGAGATTGAAACAACCAATCCTTATCGCAGATGCGTTTGCGCGAACTGGAACAACGACGACGGTACTTGCTCATTTTGTGAGTGGGAGGAGGAACATAGTGAGTAACTTAACCAACATGTATCCATTGACCATGTACTCGGTGTGGGTAGGTGGCGTGGAAATAAACGACCACTACATTACCGACCACAATGAAGCACTGGCACTTGCTCAAAAGTATTCACTGAAAGGATACGACGACGTAGCCATAGAGGACATTGACATTAGCAAATGCCCTGCATGTGGCGACCACATGACGTACGACCACTGCAATTACGTGCCAACGTGGAGTGACGACCACGACAACGTAGTGTGCTGGTGGTGTGCCACACACTGACTACGACCACTTGACAAAACAACAACAAATATACTAGGATAAGGATATGACAACAAAAACGACCACAAAAGATTACAAAATGTTTATCAAAGAAGTTCTTGACATTACTCGCAACTGCGAGGGGTCAGGATTAGTTTCAGAGATTAACGAAATCGCAAACGAGTATGAGACTTATCTCAGCACCACTCCACTGCCAGTAAAAGTTGCAAAATGGATAAACGAACTGTTTATGCTCATTGACAACTGCGAAGGCTCAGGATTACAGCGCGAATTAGCCTCATTGAAGTCTCCTATCTCATGATTTACATTGACAAGAACAATGGCTCATGGGGAGGTTGCTCGCCCGACTCTATTGCCTTCATAGACGATAGTACATGGACTGCCAACGACTATAACGAGATGGGCAACTGGAACGATACAATGATTGTTGAGTACGCCGAGTTATACGACGACTATGGTGCAACTCCTCCTCCTCCTCCGATTGAGTGGGCAACCACAACTTATCAGCCGAGTACGTTGGATTGTCAAGACCCCCCCTCTTGACAATCCTACACTTCGTCTGATAAGGTTAGTAATAAGTAGAGGTTCGCAATGATAAACGAGTAAGACTACCGTAGTCGGTAGCACCTCTACTTATCACAACAACTAGGGAGGACACAATGGACACAATCATTAATGGCAAAGAGGTAACTCGGACTAAGGTAGTTTATACCTACGACGAGTTGTCGGACGAGGTAAAGAAGGCAGTAGTACAGCGAGTGCGCGAAGTTGAGTACGAGTGTATCAACGACTACGAAGTTGAGGAGACAATCCAAGACCACGTTCTCAGTGTGCTTACTGACGAAACGACATGGGACAAGTTTAGCGACCTCAAAGTAGAGTTCTCACTTAACCATTGTCAGGGCGACGGAGTGGCGTTCTACGGACGTCTCTATCGTGACGAGGCGCATAAACTCAACTGGGGTGCAAACTACTTCTTGCATGGGTGGAGTCTGAACGAAGTACGTCTTGTTCGCAGTAGTATTAGTAATCATTACTCGCACTATAATTCCTTTAATTTGGAGTTCTATAACGAGAACGGAGACCTCATTGGCACTGACGGAGGCTCGCGTAATGACATTGTGGTATATCTCAAAGAGGATATGTCCTCAAGTTATGCAGGCACGTCCGACAAGGGCAATATGACTGCTGGGCAACTGGCAATGTGGCAGTGCATGACTGACATCAACAAGACACTGCGACAACTCTCAAAGGACTGCGAGAGAGTGGGCTATCAAGTCATGGACGACATGACAAGCGCGAGGTCTGCATTGGACTGGATTGAGTGTGACAGCCAACCACGCAAGTACGACGTTAATGGCGTTGTGACAGACATGGTGTGGTGGGAATAATGTCACTTGACAATACTACTATCGTTAATGCTAGTCTGAGTACAGGAGGTAATAAGATGACAACCACAACCACAAGTACAGAGCCAGTTAAGCATATTGCAAAGTGTGGTCACGAGGACTCACTCGGATACTTCACGAACACGCCGTGTGGCAAGTGTGTACGCAAGGCACACAAGAAGGCGACAAGGAGATGAACGCCTCAGATATCAAAGGAGTGCTGGACGCTAATCCAACGGCGTTGTTCAATGTCAGACCACGATACTCGTATAAGGCTTCACACTTAGGACGTATCACTGAGGTACACGTTGCACAAGTGGAGAGAGACCGATATGGCTCTCGCATTACTCCACGCACTGTCACAACGTACTCGGTAGAGTTCATTAGTAAGGCTCGTGTCAGGTTCAATAGTACAGAGCCAGTGACATATGAGATTACTAAGTCCCTCGTCCCATTGTCGGCGCGAGAGATTGAAGGAGTCTACTCCACCTCAAAGACACTTGAGACATTGTGCGACGAGCGCACTGTCTACGAGCGCGAGAGCCAAGAACGCAAGGCAAGTGACAATACTCGCCAAGAGGTCTTACGCAAGCGTATCGCAAGTCGGGCAGGGATTGACCCTTACGACCTCTATGCTCTCGGCACAAGAACACTGGAGGCACTTGACAAGTGTCACACGTTAGGACTTGACAATACTACTACTGACAATGCTAGTCTGAGTACAGGAGGTAACAACAATGAGGACTAAAGGTATTAGCCAAGAGACAGGGATTGAAGTCACGGTTACACAAGGTGACTTAAAGGCTGGAGGAGACAGTGGGGTGCTGGTAACTATCAGTACCGACATGTCAGGTATTAGCCTGAACGAGTTAATTACTGTACGATTGAGGCTCAAAGAGGACGGCACTTTATCTGTTCACGTAATTGAGAATACCACAGGGCAGTTTCTTGGTGTTCGTGAAGTGAAGTCTAAGAGTGAGTACCCTGAGTACGTCAAAATGCTCGCAGAAGGTCACGAAGCACGAGGCGACTGGCATATTGCGAGAGCCTTGAAGGCACTTGACAATACTACTACTGACAATGCTAGTATTACCACAGGAGGTAAATAATGACAACAATGACAGGTAAGACAATCAAGTCACACGGTGCAGATATTGTCTCAGGCATGTACGAGGGTGGTTTCACCTCATGCTGGGCAGTTGGCAAAGGTGACTATACGTGGTCAGACGAGACAGAAACAGCGAGCGTCACGCTCTACGAGCGAGGCGACGACTTGTCAGACGAGGAGGCTTGGACTGACGGCAAGCCTCTCTTTATCAATGAGACAATCGTAGCCGACTGGCTCAAATTAATGGGCACAACTCCAGAGGGTGTCAAAACACTCAAAGAGCAGTTGAGAGACGACATGGTTAAGGATATTATTGTCCTCAACGTGTTGGACGATTACGACTTGGACTGGGACGCGATTGACTACGACGCCGTAGTGCAACTCATCTTGTTAGGTGAGGTACGTTATGGCTGAGTGTGAACGTTGTTTAGAGCACGATAAGGTGAGACAAGTGCGCGAGTTGATATTCTGCACTACTCATCTTGCCATGTGGGAGTTAGAGGGCAGAGACGCAGACGATAATGAGGTTATTGACGATATGCCTGCATATAAACAACTTTGCGCGAGACTTGGACACTTGAAACACGGAGAGAGAGACCTCTGCGATTGCGAGAGAGCACTTGACGACATGCACGAGGATTGTCCCTCAACTAATTGCGCCAAGTGCCAAGAGACACTGGACATGAGTGAGTACGGAGAGGGTGGACATATCTACCCTGACGGTAGCGTGTTGTGTGCCATGTGTGAAGGAGACACTCATGGCTGAGAACAATGTTCCACGTGAAACAATCAACACGACCACGACCACGCCGAGATACAAGTACTACGAGAAGTGGGCACAAGATAGAGACAAGGCAGAGGAGGTAGCAACATGGTTGGCAGAGGCGCATGCTTATCAATCCTTTGAGTTTGAGAGCGACCACACGGTAGAGGAGTGCCGAGCATGGCTGACAGCATACGACCACTCAGTAGAGCAGTGGTTGTACGACATGCCTAACCCATTGGAGGTGTGGGAGGAGGTCTATAGCGACCACACACACGACCACGCGCACGACGACCACACACGCACGTACGCATGGGCACGCGCATACGCGCACGCATACAGGCGCGAGACACACTCACTCATGAGCGCACTCGTGGACGCCTCTGCAAGCACGCACGCGCACGAGCATATGCACGCGCACGAGGGGGATAGTAATGATACGGTAGGGGGAGATGACCCACAGCCTACCCATAGGCGCGATACTACTCATGTCACGAACTCATAGCCCTAATATAGGCATGAGCGAACGCATGTACGCATGTACGCATGTACGCACGAACGCATGTACGTGTGTACGCCGTGTGTATAGTATCGGCTCTACTATCCTTATGTCCTCCAGTTGTGACAGCGTGCCGAGTCAAATGGCATGCAGTCCAATCCCCACGTTATCAGGTCAGGAGGTCGTCGCAACCTGTAACAGTGTGACCAACGTCACTTGACAGTTGAGGGGGGTGGTGTGATAGGCTGGGATTACGACCCAGTTGATTGCCCAGTAAACGAGTGACCTATGTCACACTGTTTCACTTGACAATCAGGGGGGTGCATATGCAAGACTGGAGTTAGCGAGGCAATCAGCCAAGCACTTAGAGCCTTTAGGGAGGCAACAATGACAGTAGAGTTCACAGCACGGTTTGACGATAGTCTTGCCGATTACATCAAGGAGATTGTGGCGGAGAACGTCACGGTAGACCTTGACGAGTACGTAAAGTCTGACGACATCTCAGACAAGATTAGTGACCACTTCTCAGGTTACGCAGACCCGACTGACTACTTTGACATGTCGGACTACGTGACGGACGACAACGCAATCACTGACGACGGAGTTCGTGAGATTGTGCAGGAGGAGATGGACGAGCGCAATGTTTCACGTGAAACAATGGACGACCTCAAGGCGACCACAGCGCAGTTAAAGGCAACCATGCAGGCAATCGTCACGGTACTGGTCAGTCATGGCTTCGTACCTGCAGGCTGGCATGCAGTCCCGACAGAGGCAACCAACGACAAGTCATGGGAGGTAATCTAATGGCGAGCCTCTACACACTCGCAGAGGAGAACGCTCGTGTGCTTCTCTATGCAGACTTGGCTGGGCTTCACGACTGGCTGGAGGGCGCAGGGTACGCAATGGACGGCGAGCAGTTGGCATGGGTGAACAGGTGCATGGCATGGCTTGACAAGGAGGTGGAGGCACTCAGAACGTGATGTGACACACGCCACTTGACTAAGCAGGTGGTCGGTGTGGTAGGCTGAGGGTAGGGGAGGCAGGGACTGGCGAAGCCCCCCCACCCTTAAGCCGACGTTTTTTCGGGACTGGGGGGTAGGGCCGATTCCTCGCTTACATCCACTACCTTCAATAGCCCTATTCCAGGTTACAGCGTAAACGGGCAAATAGCCCTATACTAGGTTTATGTCAGATATTAACGACCCAACGATAACTCAACCCACATGCGCGGAATGTGGATTAAACATTCGTTCTGAGAATTTCCAATTAAAAGAGACAACTCATAGTTTTGAACAAGGTTCACCAGGGCAACGAGAAAATCGTTATGTGCATGGACTACCCTATCCAATGAATGTAAACATCGGTCAATGGCGTCATGATGACCCACGTGCCACAGACCACCCTTTTAAGGGTCATAGGGCCTCTCCAATGGAGAATACCTCTCATGATGCCGATTACGAACGACAAGAGCGCTTATGGCGTATGAAGCAGTTAGAGGACCGCTCTCACTTGGGACCACAGTTTTAATAGTCTATACTATGTGAGTGCCTAAACCAAACGGACCTCAGTGGATTAGATGGCCTGCTTGGCACTCTATGGAAGATGCTTATGGAACTGTTCCAGATAGAAACCCAAATTTTGCTAGAGCCTTCTTTCATGCCCAGCCAATAGAGGGAAATGAAGGAAAAAGTAACTACAAAATGGGTTCTGACCCTAATATAATCACTTCCCCAGCGACTGGTCGTGAGTATGGAGCGTCAATCAAAGCCCAAATTGCCAGAAACGACTCCAATGTCAGGCGTTATTTTTTAGACCACGTTCAAGAATACTCTGGATTGAAGGAAATGGCTGATTTTATTGGCAATTCCGTTGATTTTATGGAAGAGAGGGGAGTAGACCGTGTAGATTCCCTGCCAGAAGACATTGGAGCAACCATTGAAGTTGATGATTTGGTAAAAAACTTGTATGAAAAACGTCCAGGGTTTCCAAAATCTTTTCCGTCGCTGAGCCGCGCACAATTTGTGGCTGAAACATTGATTAAAAGGCGTGATGCAGGTATTCCACTTACTCCCAGGCGTAGGAAGCAGTAATGTCTGAGCATTTTATTACCCTTCAAAACACATTGCGTAGGATTAAAGAAAATGGAGTTGACCTTACTCACCCACATGGTGTAAAAATTGGCACAAAAATATACCCAGCAATTGGTAAAAACTTAACTACAGACAACCCAAAAGAAACTGATGGTTATAATGGTAGTTTTCATATTCCTCTTGAAAATGGACTACACGTAAGAGGGGGGTTATACTCACACGGTGGAACACACTTGAATGGGGGTAGGGGGCATAATAACATTCTGCACTTAAGTGTTATGGCTCCTGTAATACACCGAATGGGGACTGAAAAAGTTTCTTATGGTTATCAACACTCACCTAGCACAACAGAATTGGTTCAGTTTGGCTTGCCTGAATACAAAGCACCCAAAGAAGATTACGAGGCTATTTTTAAAAAAAACCATTCCGAAGAATGGATATCTATTGACTCTAACCATAAAAATCCATATGATGCAATAGCACATTTTTCTAAACGTCCTTATCATGGATTTGCTACTAATGATAGATATATGCAAGGTGGAGGATATCGTAATTTAAATAACGAAGAACTTACTGAACACAAAGAAAATAGCAAACTTGAACCTAACGAATTTCCAAAAAACATTTCATATAATCACTCACATCCCGCATATGGTAACTCTAAATTTTATAATTATGATGTGTTGACAGAACAGTTGAGGGAACGATAATGACTGACCCTAGGCATCTTGGACCTCAGTTTCGTTGGAAAACTGACGAAAACCCTAAAGGGCACACTTACATAGATGATGAAGCCATTGACATAGATGAAATACATAAAAATGTAGGATTTGTTGAACGTGACCCTGCTTATTTATTAAAGAAGCATAAAGCAAAGAAGGCTAAGTAATGAAAAAGTCTAAGAGTATAATTGTTTATCACGGAAGTCTTAATGAAGAGCCTCCACATGAAGCACATGAAGATATTACACACATTTGGGGGGCTGGACACAATACCGAGTTAGGGTTCCACGCTGGAACAATAAATGCCGCCTTGGAAAGGGTTGGTGTTCAACAAAGTGACAGAGATGGTAACGCTTATCTTGACGACGAAGAACCAGAAACTAAAGCGTATATGCATGCTTACGAAATTCCAAAAAAACATTTATCATTAATGACTTATGAAGACCCTCACGAACAAGGTTATTCGGAACATCAAGACGTCCCAAATGATTATGTTGAGGCAATGCAAGTAAAAGAAAATCGTCAAGACAAAGTAAATAAATACAGAAACAGGTGGGAGGACCCAGGTTCCATATCATATGTGATACCTCACCACCTGATGCGAACGGGGGCTGTAAAGCATCTAAGCACTCAACAATTCAACATCCGAACAGATGACATTTATTTAAATAGAGACACCCTTACTAAAAATGCTAAGAAGAAGGCTAAGTAATGGCTGCACACGAACATTTAAACAATTATTTATTTGCAGAACAATTTGAGAATCTACACGGAATGACTGTAGACCAGGCTCTTTCTGGCAAGGTAGCAAAGATTAATAGCACATTAGTGACTCCAGAAGAAATGGATGAATTTGATAAATCATTTACAAATCGTAGACACGAGCATGTTCCTTTTGCTGAAAGCCACGCTCAAAAACTTACAGAAGGTAATGTTTCTAGATTTTTAAAGGATTACCAAGGTAACTGGAGTAGCCATTTAATTGGTAATGAAACTCAAGTAGCCGCAACATTACGAGACTTAACAAAAGTAGTTCGTGACAATAGCAGACCAAACCCTACCGCATTGTATAGAAGTGCTGGACGTAGCCCTTCAGAAGATATTGGTAAGCAAAAAACTAGTCCGTTGTCATTTACCGATGACAGGCATGTCGCTCGTTCATTTACAGCCCTTGGAACTATAAACAAAAGACAAATATATAAAGCAAAACCAAACACGGTTCGTGGAGTACCTTTGGCTGAGATAGGTGGTATACCTAGAACAGTTGGTAGAAACAAGCGTCTTGAGTCAGAGTGGTTTGTCTTACCTGAATCTATTCCTGAGAAATGGCCTGAAAAGTAATGGCTGCACACGAACACATCAACTGGGAACAGCATCATGGTAAAGCATTTCGTATTGCCCAAACTCCTTCAGGTTCTGCCTATGCACATGGTGCCAAAGAAGGAGATGCCCCTCTTTCTGACGACCCTGACCGTTGGTCTATTGTTACTCCAGAAAATAAAGAAGCATGGACGGACTGGCCTGCTGCTTCTGATAAGCATGTAGCGCAAGCCAAAGAAAACTGGGACACCATTCAAAAGGACCCACAATCACAATACAAGATGGACCAAATTCGTAGGAGCATGAAGTAATGTCTGACCTTTTTTCAAAACTTCAAGAAGAGTTGCGCTTTCACAAAAGCCACGGCATAGACCTTACAAACCCTCGTGGTGTTGTTTTAAACGACAAACTATACCCAGCGAAACAAAAGGGATTAACCATACCAAAAAATGCTGGTGATAATAGGGCAGCATATTTAGATATTCCGTATGAAAGTGAAAACGTAGCAAAAGTTTATCACCAAGTTAACGCTTCAGGAAGTAAAAAACTTAATGTATCGTTAGCAAACCCAAGTGGTTACCAAAACAATAATGCAAGAATAGGTGATTACGAAACTCTTCTTATAAATGGCTACAGAACTAAGATTTTACATAGTTATGGAGAAGGGACAACTAACAGAGAAGCACTTTTCAACCATAAGTCTTGGACTATCGTCCCACCCAAAAATGGTAAAACAAATTGGGAACATTTACACGCACAGTTAAAAAACTGGAATAATGAGCCAGGTGAGAGTTTTATATCCAAATCTATACACAGTGAGTACGGAGATGACTCACGTCCTATGACAGATAGTGAAAAATCAAAACATCGCGCTTTTGTTACTGAGCCAACACACAACCCAGACACGCTATCAGTAATTCATCACACACCTGACGGTGGTTTTGGAGTGTATTCTTATGATATAGAAACAGAATCATTGAAACCTATGGAATACAATTGGAAAAACAAACACATTTGGGGTGACAAAGATGAGTGAAGCATTCTCACGACTACATGAACACTTTCGGTTTTTAAAAGAAACACACGGTGTTGACTTAACAGTTCCACACGGAGTAGAGATTGGCGGAAGGGTTTATCCAGCAACGCATAAACTTATTACTATAGGACGTTCACGTAATCCTAATCTTGATGCTGAAGCCACGGAATCTCGTTTTTATATTCCTATTGAAAATGGTTTAAAAGTTCATGCATCCACTTATGTAGGAAGAGACAATACTCTTAGCATGCAAATGCATGTACCTACCATACATCTAAATAAAGAAGGTAAAAAAACATATAGGAATGGGCCTGCTCTTCATAAAAGTGAAGATGCTTACAGTGCAAGTTTTGGTGAAAATCTAAACAATTTTGACAAACAACGTCCTAACCCATTTTATGAAGAGCATATGAGTTTACACAGCAGTAGGGGTCCAATTTCTGTTGCTCATGAAGTTTTAAGTATGTGGGGAAAAGAACCTTATCAAGGAACATATGATTTTGAAGGTAAAGAAGGTTTACAACACTTTAAAAAAATAAAACCTTATGCAGAAATTTCATGGGCTGACCGAGATGACCTTGAACTAACTGAAGATGAATTAAACGAACATCGTCAAAACTTTAAACTTCATCCAGCAGAGCATCCGCATAACGTAACAGTTTATGGTGTTGATACAGAACATGCTTTCTATAACTACAATACTAAAACTGAACAATTACGTCCATATCAAGACGTTTTTGGAACTCCATCTAATGAATCTTAATCCAATCGTTTATACTGTGTAATGCCTAAAAACGAACCATCTAACTTTGAACGCCTTCACGGGCACATGCGTAACCTTAAACAAGAGTTGGGCATTGATATGTTACACCCAAGTGGTGTTTCAATCCACGGCAAAACATATCCCGCTTATAATAAACAAATTGAGTTTTCAACAACAAACAGCAAAGAATCTGGTATGGTAAGTTTTAATATTCCTCTTGAAAACGGGCACAGATTGTTTGTGTTTGGACATGGTTTACACCATCCTGAAGGAGTTTTAAATGCATCATTTGAAGTAAACTATCCACATAAATGGACAGACCTAGGACCAGATAATAGTTGGAATGATGGACGTACAGAAGGGTATTCTTATTATCCAAAGGATACCAGTATCCTTCCTCCAACAAACGATGAAGAGATGTTTAAAACAGATAACTTAAACCCCAAAAGTCCCAAAGAGTTTTCAGACTTTATACAACGAGTAAGTTCTGTTCCTACAAAAGGTTATAAACGAAGTTGGAATAATTCTAAAAATTCTAAACAAATGCGTGACAATCCAGATGAGATAATGAATAAAGATGATTTTTCTGAATTTCACAAATACAAACATTTGGGTGGTGGTTTAGGGAGTAAGAATGCTGACCCACCACATATGGTATATACAAAAATTCATAGTGCTACTCCTAGTTCTAATTACAACGTAATAGAACACGCATACGACATCAAAACTGAACAACTGCGAAGACTTGGCAATGTCGTCTAAAATAACAGAAATCAATGAAACACTTAGAAAGTTTGCTGACGCTGGTTTTGATATATCTAATAATCGTGGAATAGTGCTTGGTGGTAAGTTATTCCCAGCAAACTTTAAACAATTAGAACTTGCAACAGCAGAAAATGCAGGTTTTAAGTCAACAAAACATTATCGTAGTGTATTGCATAATACTAGACTTGAGGCACATATTCCGTTTGAAAGTGGAAATGTGGCTTTCATAGAACACGATTTTCTAGATGATAACAAAACTTCAACAAGTTTATATTTAAAACACCCATTGATGTACAAAACGTCTTATACAGCGCTTGAAAGTTGGGAGTATGGTTACGGCAGTTCTTCTGCCAAACAAGGTTTGTATAGTTATGGTACTGAACATGACAAGGACTCGCATCCTATATACATGGGTGACCCTCCAAATGGAGAACATATCATTAAAGTTCCACAAATAAACAATAATACAGATTGGGACTCTTTGCACAAGCAGATTGCAGAATTTTCAAAAATGGCGTCTTTTGGAAAAAAAGTTGTAGACAGAGAATCATATGCAATGAACCCAAGTGATTACATGAATCATAGCGTAAATATTAGTACTGATAAAAATAATAAACACCATAAGCCACACGTTATAAGAATGGGACAATTTGAAGGTTCTGGCAAATCGGAATGGAATTATGATTTAAACACCGAGCAGTTAATGAACCAGATACATTATTAATGAGAGTATGGATTGACCAAGACTTATGTACTGGAGATGGCCTATGCGCGGAGATAGCACCAGATGTATTCATCATGCTGGAGGATGGGTTGGCGTACGTCCAAGAGAATGGGAAAGTGTTTTCCAAACTGCGAGGCAATCCAGAAGGCGCAAGCGGTTTAGCCTCTTTCGCAGAAGACCGCCTTGGTGACGTAATAGAGTCTGCCGAAGAGTGTCCAGGTGAGTGTATTTTCATAGAACCATAAAAGTGTATACTTGAACAATGGCTAAAGGCAAACCTGAAGAGAACAACCCTAAACGCAGACCACCAAGACCACCAGGGTTGTTTGTTCCGTTAGATTCTCCAATCAGGAAAGAAGAAAAAGAAATGCGACGTTTGTCTGGAATACCACAAGGTATAGGTTCAACAGACCTATTAAAAATTCTAGACGGTGCGGAATTCCTAGAAGGTTCCCGCCGAGAACGTTCTAAAAGAACTAGTGAAATACATGACGAACGTTACAACCAAGACAAGAGTTCTTACTAATGGCTATTTATCGTAAGGGAGAAAACCAATTTGGATTGCACGAAAGTGCACGTCTTGGACAAAATAGACGAGAAATGGACAGAAAAAAGTCTGTAGAAAGTCTAAACAAAAGCGATGAAAGTATTATAAAAAAGGTTCAGGCATCAGATTTTATGAAAGAAGACATTGCTCGCCAAATAGCATATGAAGCAGGATTAGAAGACGTAACTGTAGGACAGCATACGTTACAAAACAACATTATGAATGCAATGGGAAAAACACTGGGTGTAGATGAAGACATGTCAATTCCAATTTCTGGTGATGACTTTGCAAGAGGTGTTGCAGGTAAGAAGGCACTAGAACAACTGGATTTTGACTAAAGTTATCCTTCATCCATTTGGCTAGACCACTGAAACATATTGATGTGGTGGTTAATTCTTTCCGCATCTCTAGCAATTCCTTGCGTTATCGGATGGTCTTCTCCTAAATTGTAATGCACAACTTGATGCATGTCATTAACGTTTTTTCTTATCATTTCAAAATGGTCTCTAGTTTCAGCCTGACTTCCACCACCTCCTCTATTTTTAACATAACTTGCATTTGCTAAATAGTCGTGCTGTTGTAAAGCGTCAGCATACTTTTCTAAATAGTGAGTAACGATAGGCCATCCACGATGTGGGAATTGTTCACCATTATGGTCCAACCTCATTGTCATGTAGTGTAGAGCGTGACTAATGGCAAGTGCAGGTCCATGTTCGTCTAGTATTTCCCTACGTTCTTGTTCTTGACCCTCGTAATCGTGAGGGTGTAGGTCTTCGTATTCGTTCTCGCTCATACTACATATTATCCCACATTATTGTATCCTTGTATTATGCCCGCACACGAACATTTAAATAAAGACCAATTACGCATGTTTATGCGACCACAGGAAATATACGACCTTACTGTTGACTCTATTGACAGAGCAGATGGAGAAACTTTAGAAGATACGTGGGTAAATAAAGAATCTGAAATAAAGGACGGGTCGTACAATGATTTAGTAGATAGTGTTTTAGAAGAAGGGGTTAAACGTCCTATAACAATAATGTTAAATCACGGTCATTACAAAGATTTTACAATGGGCCAAGGTCACCATCGTGTAAAATCAGCCGAATATGCAGAATACGCAACAGGAAAAGAATACTACGTACCAGTTGTATACGATTGGCATTGGGACGAAACTGAAAACAAGCAATATGACCCAGATGTGAGATAATAGACTTATGGCAGATTTAAACGCAGAACAATTCCTTGTAGAAAGCCCATATGCAGCGGCAAACTATGAAGAAAGCGCTTTAGTTAAAATGGGTGTAACTCTACCCAAAATAGACCACAAAGATAAGTACATTCAATACTTATTTGAAGACTGGAACGATTAATGAACTTACATATCAAAAGTCACGTAGAAGAAGACCCATCAGACGAACACTTTGAAGGGGATTCTGGGAATATGTATAAAAAATATCTATCCCATTTAAATGATGTACAGCAAGAATTGGTTGCTAAAAACCCAAACGGTTGGCGTGACGATTTTGAACAGAGAATAAACCATTACGCAACCGAGGCTGGTAGGAGACATGGAACCCATGTACAGATGACGCAAGAAGAAGATAAGCATATTATTAATGTTTATTCTCCACGTGCTGCAAGAAGTATGGGATTAATGGACATGAGGCAACGGACACCTAAAGAAGAACAATTACAAAAATTACAACGACAACAATTTCATGAAGAACTTGATAAGGTTGCAATGGGTAATTTGAAACGTTCTGTTGAAAGAATGCACGCAGAAAACGCAGTAGATATGTTAAATGACCTATTTGGTGACGGTAGTTATACTCTTGACCCAGATGCCAAAAACACTAGTGACATATACAGACCATCTTAATGCCCCACCACATTACGAGTATTCCTCGTCCAATGTATGCATATGTTAAAAATGAGTTTTTATATGACATGCAAGAAGGGTATGGCGAAGTAACACCAGCGTTGTTATACGGTATATCAGCGTTACCAAATAGAGCATGGGGTATATCAGCACTATTATCAAATGGCGCACTTGTTCAGCATTTACCCGTTCATGCTTTTCTTAAAGACGGTAAAAGTGACCATAACCACGAATTGGGAGAATTACAGGTTTGGTCTTGTTACGGACAAGATTTTGGCGTTGAAGAATACAGTGCACTATCAGAACTGTCTGTTCGCACTTACTTAAAAGGTTCGTGGGAAAAAGGTCATTATTGGTTTACTGCTGCGCCATACGACGATACATACTCGCGCACGCCCGACCAACACAAACATTTTAACTTTGTATGGTTGGAGTGTGGTCATCTTGCGTCTCTTCCAGGAAATCGTTTACTTGTCCATGACCCGTCATTTACGGTTGACATGCCTGAATGGGGAAACAGGCCAAAATATAAAGTCAATACTCAATACTGGTATCCAGAAGACTTTGACCAACAACCGCAGTTTGACTTGACAATCAATGACACTACCGCATGATGTATACTTAACTGTATGGGATTTGAAAGACCAATTGATGGAGACTCCTCTAACATAGAATTGCAAAATGAGTCTAATACTGGGAAAATGGGTGGTATCGGTTCAGGGGGTATTGTAGTCCCTTCAACTCGCATGCAAGATAACCCTGCAGACTTTCATCGTGGCCTGTTTGCTTTAATGTCTTCATTTGACTGGAATGCAGGTAAGTTTAGTGAACATCCTGACGACCAGGCTTTAAAAGCAGTAGCAATGAACCTTTTAAAACTTCCTCCACACCTTTCTTCGCAGTTTACTTCTGCAAAAATGACTGAACTGGTAGAAAACTTACAAAGTAACAACCGAGATACTAATGACGTAACTGACGGTAGGTCTGCAGATTATGTTCGTAATTTAATTAAATTGTCTCAAGCCCGTTTTAAAAGATAAGCACGGGTATAATTTTTAATATTACTGATTATCTGTTCTTTAAAGACAATTCTATACCTTGCTCAAGCGATATCTTAGGTTTATAAAAACTAAGCATTTTTGATGGGTTACACACACGGTATTGAACACCTTCTGGTGCACCAATAATCCTTTCAAACTCTGGGTTGTAGCCAGCAATCCTTGTAACCATTTCTGCCAATTGGTTAAAAGAACAAGGAACACCAGTTCCAAGGTTTACAGGACCTTCAATATCATTTTTCACTGCTTCAAGGGTTGCGTTAACAACATCACTAATATGTATAAAGTCTCTAACTTGATTCCCAGTTCCCCATATTTTGAATGGATTTTCTTTTTTTGCTCCCCGTTCAATAAATGATGGAAAAGGGTAATCAAGAGATTGGTCTTCACCATACCCTGAGAATGGTCTAAATACGTGTACTCTTAAACCCTTATCTTCCGCATGTTTAGCAAGCATTTCACCTGTTAACTTTGCCCAACCATAAGTTAAATCTGGAGAATTAACGTCATCTAGATTTATATTAGACTCAATAAGTTTATGAGTTGAATTATGGTTTTGTAGATAAATTGGGTATGCTGCCGAAGAAGAAAAGTAAACAACTCTCCCTGGACGTGTTTTTAACGCCCATTGGAACATATCAGAATCTATTGCTAAATCTACCGCTACAGAAAGTGGAGAACCTTCAATTGTTGCTCGTCCACCAACTATTGCGGCAAGGTGAATCACTAAATCAAAATATGTATTGTCGGTTGCAAAAAAATGCCTAGCATCTAGCCCATTTTTAATGTCTACTCCAACAATTTCATGTTCAGACAGTGCTTTTCTAAAATGGGTTCCAACAAACCCTGCATCTCCAGTAATTAAAACTTTCACCTGTGTACCTTCATATCATGACCACGGGTTTCAATTGCCCCAACTGATATTGGGAAATGTTGAGCCTTACAGTCCTCGCGCACGTAGGTTGGAATCTTTAAGTAATGCAAAGCATCATGGTGAAAGCATGGGTCATCAGACATGTTTTTATCCATATCCCATCTCCACCTAATTCCAGAAAACACCTCACGAGCAATAAAAATTGCAGCAGCAGAAGCCATTGCGTTCATTACGGGAAATGAGTACTTATCAACCCTTGGTCCACGCAGTCCGTATGTAGTGATATATGGAGCGCATAAAGGATGGTTCATTTCTAACATTTTAGGCAAAATGTCGTTTGGTGGCATTGTGTCTGCAGCCATAAACAACATGTGCGTACATGACGGTATTGACATTGCAAAATCATTTACAAGGTTTTGACCAACAGTAATGTGGCGAATTCTGTTTTTGGTGGTTACTTCTGTACGACCATCATCAAGAGAGTATGTCCAAAACTCTCCTCCAACTTCCTCAAGCCTTTTAAGAAATGGACCAAACGGCTCTAAACCACGAGAGTCAATTTGAATTGCAGCAAAGTATTTTACATCAGTCCAATTTCCAAAATGCTGATATTCTTCCTTTACTTTTTCCGCATTTCTCATCCATGAACCCCAATGGTCCTCGTTGTCCATAACAAACGCATGTAATGTTGTGCCAACTACTATCATGTTTTCTCCTTGTATATTTGGTGTAAACTTAAGTATAATGGTTGTTAAGTTCCCAATCTACACCCAATCTATGGCTGATGCTATTTCTATGGCAAAATCTCAAGCGGCTGCACAAGGGTACAAAAACGTGTATCTTGTAAAAGTTGACAAAGTAGGAAATGGTGCTTGGGAGATAACCATGAGGTTGAGCGCGTAATGAACATTAATGTTGAAAAGCCAGAACTCTGTTGTTCTATCAAAGTTCCAGATACATCTACCCAATGTATTCGTTGTGGTTCTGAAATGACCCCAGAACATGCTCATTACCGTTGCTATAACTGTGGTGAGCGGGATTCTTGTTGCGAAGGTGTCTATTAATGGTATCACCGTCAAACCTTAATTGGGAGCAACATGTAATGCATGCTGGACACGTTCGTTCCTTGTCAACAGATAAAGACAAAAAAGATGTATTAATGCGTGCTATAGATAGTGGTTATCCAATGATTGCTCAACAAACAAGAAATGGACATGTCACAATACACATTAAAGATGACGGTTCAGTAACTACTTCTGGTTCAGGAAGTGGGGGAAATAGAGGAACTCAAAATTTTGAATCCGAACTACGTCGCGCCCACAGGTCTGTTGGCTCTGATTTTCCGCGAAAAGCAGAAAGTTTAAAACAATTTCAGCGCAGAATGGAGAATAAAAAAAATGGGTAATGGCATGCAATGGATGTGGGAATACAACGAAAAAGAAATAAATGAAAAAGGAAAAGAAGTGCTGGTGCCTAAATTGTCATTAGAGCCTGTTGAAAACGCAAAGAAAATTAGAGTAAAATACATTGTTGACAAGACCAAGAGTGTTTATGGGACGTAACGAACATTTTGATGCTGGGCATAATAACGAACGCATTGCCAACGAACGCATTAAACGCGCATCCGCACAAGAAAGAGGAGAAGCGCTTGCCGAAGGTATATTAAATTCTTTTGCTGAGTTGTCAGGTTTTCACGATGCTGAGCATATGTTTTTAACAGAAAAAAATAAAACAGAAGAAGCGTTTGCACAAAAGTATAAAGAAGGTCCTGGAAAATTAACCATTGACCCAGATATGGGAGAGGGTTTCCATTACCGAGTATCTCATCCATCTGGTTATTACGGTATTCACAGAGGAGCCAGCATGGATATCCACCACCCTAAACACGGTGCAGTTGATTTAATATCTTATGTTGACTATGAAAAACATGGCATACTTAGCCCAATGAAATCAGAAGAATGGCCTTCTCCACAAAAAGTACATCAAGATTTGCATGAATGGGTGACAGAAAACGGGGAACAGTACAACGAACATTACGCATGATGTTTGTTATGTTATACTGTAAAACGAGTGTTCTCACCGAACGGGTGACCTGCGGGTTGCCCGTTTTGGGTCTCTGACAATATGCGTCGCCACAAAGGTGCTTGGATATTCTGGGTCATTGCCATGTTTTCATGGTTTGCACCTAGCACTGTTAAAGCAACTTACGAATCTGGTTTGCAAGCGACCTACTATGTCATTTCTAATATACCGCCAACACGGTCAGACACTGCGTACCAGACTTGTGGCTCGGAGTTAGAAAACAACATAAACCGTAACTTTAGCAGCGAACCATTTCAACAATGCCCAAACGATTACTTTATGGTTCATTACTCTGGCGCGATCACGATTCCAGAGAATCAGACAATCAGTTTCATGGTCGCAGCCGATGACGGTGGCACAGTCAGGATTGGTGACACAGCAGAGTTCGGCACATGGAATCTCAAAGGATGCTCATGGTCAGCACCAACAAACTTCGTGTTACCAGAAGGGCAATACTCTTTAAACGGTTGGCATTTTGAAGCAACTGGTGGCGCGTGTTACATGTTGGCATGGAATATTAACAACACAGGATGGCAGATAGTTCCTGATGTTGCGTTTACTACTCAGGTAGTACCAACGACTACAACTTCAACCACCGCCACAACCACCACAACACTAAACCAAAATACGACAACGCTATTGCCTGCATCAACATCTACATCAATCCTTCCTGAAGAAACTTCCACAACAACATCAACAACTCAACCAGCAACGACCACAACGTTGACCACCATTGCCATGACGACCACAATAGCCCCACCGATAGAACAAACAACAACTTCCGTCTATGTCGCACCTGTTACCATTCCCCCTTCTCCAATCGTAATAGAACCCGTTTTAACAGTACCCACGGGGACAATAGCGCAACCAATAGAAGTGCGACCCATTGAAACGACCAGTCCACCAACAACAGTAGAACTAAAGCCAAAAATTGATATACCTCTGACAACAGATACGCGACTACCTGAAACAGTGCCACCACCACTTGAAACAACTGCACCACCAACATCTATAACCGTTCCTTTCGTTCCTCGTCCCAATACGACTGACCGAACTTTGACTGTTCCTCAGACAATTCTTCCCGTTGAAACAACGCAGCAAACAGCACCAGTACAGCCACAAGTACAAACAACACAAACAGAAGTACCACCAGTAGAGAGTTCATTACCTATTACTTTACCACCAATTGTTAAAAATGAGCAAGTATTAGATTTTATTAAAAACCTAGAAAATAACACCGTTGAAGAATTGTTGAGTGATGTTGACAGTCTGCTTGAACAAGAACTTTCAAACGAAGAATTAGCGGCAGTTTTTAATGCTGTATTTAATGATAATATATCAGATGACAAAACCATTGAATTAGCCCAAGAAATACTAAGCGGAGAACTTGACGCTGAAGAATTTAAAACCGTTGTTGACGCTATTTTTAATGAGGTAGTAACAGACAAAGTTTTGATTGAAACGTTTACGGCTGTGTTGGAAACCAAACTTGACAAAGAGAAGTTTGAGGCAATAGTTAACGTTCTTGAATCAGATGTTATCTCTAAAGAACAAGTTTATGAAGTAGTCACTTTGATTATTAAACAAAAAAACGGAGTTAATGCAGAACAGGCAACAGAACTTGCAACAAGTTCAAAGGTGTTAGAAAGTATTAGCGGAGAACAAGCAACGGAAGTGTTTGATGCCGTGGTTTCGTCAGAGGTGTCGCCAGAGGATGGGGCTGCCATCGTAAACGCCGTTCAAAACGCACCAGAAGAGGTAAAAAAAGCCTTTGAAGAAGAAATAAACGTATTTGAAGGAGTTTTTGACGAATACGTTCCTACTGGTTCTAGTATTTCCATTTCAGCACGTCGTGCAGTGATAGCCGCAACTGCTGTATTATTTATAGCACCTTTACCTATTCCTACAACTAGTTCGTCACAATCTGCTGCATCTCGCAAAAAAGGATAATGATGAAAAAATATGTAGATGAGATTCTTGCCCTGTCATGGACATTGGGTGGAACTGCCATGGTTCTAATTACGCTTAGTGGAGATACTTTAAAATGGGGTTTACGGATAGCCTCCCTTTCTTTAGTGTTTCACATGGTAGGCACCGCACTTAAGAAGTCAGAATAAGGTAAAATTAACCCATGACAACTAACGTTCAGTACAGTATTACACGTGGGTTGCCTTGGACACGTCATATCTGTGTAAAAAGTAAACTAACCCATTATAGGGTTAATATTGATAATCCAAAAGCGTATATTGCTATTAGCAGTAGTAACAAAAAACAAATAGCAACTGAAGTAACTCCAGAAGGAATTATAAAACTGTCGCTAGACGGAGAAGAAACTAGGGACTTACCAGTAGGCGCTCTTAACTATGATGTGTGGGCTGATGTTACAATTGGTGTAAACGAAAGTGTGTACCAACCAGTTGCAAAAGGCACTATTACGGTTAGTTCATATGATAATGTTACCCCATTGGAGGATACAAGCGTAATGGAAATTCGCTACAAACAGCACACAGACTATCGTCGTGTATTTACTTGGCAAGATGACGCTGGAGACATTCTTACTATCCAAGACGCATATTTGCAAGCAGATGACTCAAATGGAACGACAGTTCTTGACTTACGCTGGTATGCATCTAAACCTTCAGAAGCAACAGTTATTGCTTTAAGTCCAGCAAACAAACGTGGGTATCTTGCCCCAAGTACTGGTGCAAGTTTAGAAATGCACATTTCTGACACTAATAATATTGCTGCTGGTTCATACCCTTTTGAATTGTTCGTTAAAGATTCTGTTGGCGATTGGGAATGTTTGGTTCAAGGAACGATTGTTGTGGAAACTTCTATTTCGGCTCCACCGTGACAAATAAAACCGTAATAGTTTCTGGTGCTAAGAAAAAAACCACTGTAAAAGTTGCAGATGTTGGAAATGCTGGTCCTGCGGGTGCTACAGGTCCTGCTGGTCCTGCTGGTCCTGCTGGTGCTGGAGGTGGTACTTATGTACACACACAATCTTCAGCGTCAGCAACTTGGACAGTAATTCATAATTTAGGGTATTTTCCAGGTGGGGTATCTGTAGTAGATAGTGCTGGTAGCAAGGTATACGGTGATGTTACTCATACTAGTGTTAATCAACTTGTGATAAACTTTACTGCAGGTTTTGGTGGGAAAGTATATATATCATAGACAGGATTATTAGTGCCTCTTTTTCTAAATAATATTGACTTAGCCAGCAATGAACTTCAAAATGCTGTCATTCAAAATCTTGCTTCTGACCCAGCATCTGGTGCAGAAGTTGGTAAAATATATTACAATACAACGGCAAATGAACTACGTGTATATAACGGAACTATTTGGGAACCAGTAGGTCTTAACGGCGTTACCGCCGATGCTGCTGAAATTAATATTCTTGATGGCGCAATACTCTCTACAACTGAACTCAACTATGTAGATGGTGTTACCTCTGCTATCCAAACGCAGATAAACACCAAAGCGCCACTCGCTTCTCCAACTTTCACTGGTACACCAACCCTACCAACTGGTACTATCGCTACAACACAATCCGCTTCTAATAACACCACGGCAGTTGCTACCACAGCATATGTGGATACTGCGGATGCTCTCAAAGCAAACTTGGCGTCACCAACATTTACAGGAACACCAACCCTTCCTACGGGAACAATTGCTACCACACAAACTGCTTTGGACAGTTCCACTAAAGTTGCTACGACTGCGTTTGTTCGCGGAGAAATCACGGCTCTTATTAACAGTGCACCAGGTGCATTAGACACGTTAAATGAATTGGCTTCGGCGTTAGGTAATGATGCTTCTTTTTCAACAACAGTTACAAACAATCTTGCATTAAAGGCTCCGCTTGCGTCGCCAACATTTACAGGAACACCAACACTTCCGACTGGCACTATCGCTACCACACAAACTGCTGGTAACAACACCACTGCTGTTGCCACGACAGCATTTGTTACAGCCGCAGTAGGTTCAGGTTTACAGAAAGTTTCCGCATCTGTTGGTGATGGTGCAGCAACTTCTTATACTGTTACACACAACTTAAATACAAGAGACGTACTAGTGCAAGTTCTTAGAGTAGTGAGTCCATACGACGTTGTTATTGCTGACGTATCAGCAGCGACTGCAAACACAGTTACTGTAGCTTTTGCTGCAGCCCCAACAACTAACCAATACCGTGTAGTGGTGGTTGGTTAAAAATGCCCCAAGTAGTTGGTACCTTATTAATTCAAGATACAGAAGTAGTAACTCAAGCAAGCGCAGTTGATGGTGGTGTCGTTGGTGGTCTTACACCAGCAAGCATTAATTATGACCCAAAACTTTCAATTGATGGAGAAGGTGTAAATTAAATGGCTTTAATTCAAATACGTCGTGGAATTGCTGCTGCATGGACTTCTGAAAACCCGATTCTTGACGCAGGAGAGTTTGGTTTAGAATCGGACACTGGAAAAACTAAGATCGGTAATGGTTCTGCTACTTGGACTAGCCTTACATATAATTATGTAACTTATGCACAAATTGATGTCAGTGGAGCAGTAAGTAATCAAACTCTTGTGTACAACGGTTCAAAGTTTGTTCCTGGAGCCGCTGCGTCTACCTTGGATTCTCTTACAGATGTCACAGCGCCAACACCTTCAAACGGTGATTTTTTAAGGTTTAAT